ATGGGCTACAATGATTGTAGAGTTTTATTTCGGAGCGCAATTAGCTAAAGGCAAATGATTAAGATTAACTTTGGAACTAAGGACAACCCAGTATGGCGTGAAGTCCAACATAGGATGAAGAAAGATGGTAAGTAAATGTGTAATCGTATTCCTTGGTGGTGTGACTATTAGTTTAGCTTCTTACGCCTTCTTTAACCAAATGATGCAAATGCCTCAACAGATGATGGGTAGTATGATGCTGATGAGTCAACAGAAGGCGTGTGATTGTAGGTGCCCACAGCCTAAATAAAAATTGTTATAATACGGACAGCCTGCTAGTTACTACTCTCCTCGCCCTTGTACAACCTAGCGGGCACCAAATTATAATGAGTGAAGAATTAGAAGCAATACTACGTGATGTAATACTAGTATTATATGAACAAGCCAGAGACGAAGATGCGTCTTATTGGGATATAGCCGATGAACTAAGTGCTATAATAAACGAAAGCAGAGGTGACGATGGCGGTGATAACAGTAAATAAATTCTCAGGGGTATCTCCTATGACACCCCCGAGATACTTAGGGGATAACGCGGCGCAGACAGCGCTCAACTGTCCTGTATGGTTAGGCTCCCTACAATCTATTAGAGGCGCCTCTGAAATAACGCCTGCCCAACTTACCAAAACAGGGTCGATGAAATCTATCTATCGCTTTGGTAAAAACGAAACAGATGAAAAGAATTACTGGTTCCACTGGACTACTGACGTAGATGTAGTACAGGGTTTCATAGCCGGGGACACTACAGAACGTACGTACTACACTGGCGATGGCGTTCCAAAGGTGACTGATAGCTCTTTAGCTCTTGCAGGAGCGGGTACAAATTACCCTGAAACATCATACACCTTAGGAGTGCCTAAACCAACAGGGGCAGGATTCTCTACGGCTAAGACGGGAACCCCTAGCCCTAATACAGTTTCTGAAACTCGAGTGTACACATTTACATATGTTAACTCCTGGGATGAGGAGTCAGCTCCATACTCAGCTACTAGTATGTCGGCTTCTACTGAGGATGTTTACCCAGGAGAAAGCGTAGTGGTTACTATGCCAACTGCTCCAACGGGTAACTACAACGTAACTAAAAAACGAATTTATCGTTCTGCTTCTGGCTCTGCTAATACATCGTTCTTCTTCGTGGCTGAGGTACCTGTAGCGACAACGACGTACACTGACTCTATTTCAGGGGACTCTCTGAACGAAGAGATTCCTTCTTTAACTTGGGAACATCCGGTATCAACTCTACAAGGACTTGTAGGTTTACCTAACGGTGTTATGGCGGCTTTCTCAGGTAACGATATTTATTTCTCAGAACCGTACCGACCGTTCGCGTGGCCTACGCAGTACATGCAGACCGTTGGTTATCCTGTAGTTGGGCTAGCAGTGGTGGATACTACCGTCGTAGTTCTAACGAAAGGTAGACCGTACTTCATCCAAGGCTCACACCCAGACAGTTCAGTTATGGTGGAAGCCGATGTTAACCAGGCGTGTATTTCCAAACGAAGTATCGTAAGTATTAACAACTACGTGCTCTACGCAGCCCCTGACGGTCTAGTAGGGTTGTCCCCTGGAGGGTCGTCGGTAGTGACGCAGAGTATGTTCGACAAGTACTCTTGGCAGTCTATGAACCCTAGCGGCCTAGTAGGCGCTAGATATGAGAACCAGTACGTAGGGTTCCTAAACACTACAACAGGTAACGGCGGGTTCGTATATGACATGAACGCTAAAACGTGGAACTTCCACAACATTTATGCGACGGGCGGTTATAACGACCTGAAGAATGACTCGCTGTACATCATTAAAGGCGATGAGCTGTGGAAGTGGGACACCGGTTCGGCACTTGCTTACACTTGGAAATCAAAGAAATTTACGTACCCGGAGCCGAAGTCTTTTTCGTGCTACCGCGTACAAGCAGAAGCGTACCCTATCACTATGAAGATATGGAGAGACGGCACTAAGATAGTTGACCTATCGCTTACCAACGACAGTTTACAACGAATACCTTCAGGGTTAGGTAATGACTGGGAGTTCCAAATAGATGGGAGTACTGAAGTTTACAATGTGCAGATTGCACAGTCACCTATGGAACTTAACCAAGGATGAAGAGTAAACTACCCGCTCTAGTATCGTCGATAGCACCGGACCTACGACGCTTCCTCGACCGAATTAGAGAAACCTTTGAGTCTCCTGATGGTATGGTTACCAAAACAGACCTTATCAAAACGGGGGTGTTCGAGAAGAACACAGCTGGCGACTTATCGTTTTTAGAGAACGGTAACACCGATAGTTGTACATCCCCGCCTGCCCCTGTCAACCTAGATGCCTCTGGCTCCATGGCGTCTATCATTCTGTCTTGGGACGGCGGTGAGTATAGCGCTTGTTATTCATACACTGAGATATGGAGAGCTGTAGCTAACGACTTAGGTACAGCGGTACTAATAGGTACTACTACTTCAGAACTATTTGCAGATGCAGTTGGTTCCGATGCTTCCTACTACTACTGGGTTAGATTCGTTAGTGTCTTAGATGACAAAGGTCCGTATAACCAAACTGCAGGTACGCTAGGAGAAACTGCTCCCGATTTGGAGTACGTGTTTTCACAGCTAACTTCGGCGTACAGTACTACTTCTGATGCTCCGTTTTTCCAATTAGACACTGCGACAACTATCGGAGGTGTGAGTATCCCAGCTGGTACATACATGAAGCAGGCGATGATTTATAACGGTGTTATTACTAACGCTAAGATAGGAGCCGCAGCAGTAGATAGCGCAAAGATTGCTAACGCAGCTATTACTACAGCTAAGATTGCAGACGCTAATATTACTACAGCCAAAGTAGCCAACGCTGCTATTGACACAGCCCAAATTGCGAACGCCGCGATTACTAACATAAAGATTAAAGACGCAGATATTACTACCGCTAAGATAGCAGACGCTGCAATTACTAACGCCAAGATAGGTGATGTCATTCAGTCTAGTACTTACACTGCGGGTTCTGCTGGTTGGAAGATAGACAAGACTGGTGCGATGGAGATGAACAATGCTACGTTCAGAGGAACTATAGATGTTAAGTCTGCTACGACTGGAGCTCGCTTAGAAATTACAAACTCAGCGATAAAGGTGTATGACTCAAGCGGTACTGTTCGAGTTAAGTTAGGAAACCTATCATGAGTTATGGGCTTAATTTATACAACAGTGATGGTTCTTTAGGTTTTTCAACAGCCGATGTAACCTGGATGCAGATTGACCAGTTTACTGTAGCGGCTAACGCGTCGGTGTCCAACTCTTACCCAGAGGTTGCTGGTATGACAGTTATCACACAAGTTCAGATGGTTAATGACCCTCCAGAATCGCAAGAAGCTTACGCGCCTAACGTTACGATAGGAGCTACATCTGTATCTGTAGCGCCGTACTCAGGTAAAACTTCAGAAGAAACAGTCATCATGGTACTAGCTCAGGATTAAATTATGTCTTATGGTTTTTCTGCTATTAATGATAGCGGTCAAGTTATTATTTCTTCAGAGATGGAGAACCTGCATTACGTGGGGAAAGCCACGCTTACAGGCAACGATGGCGGAAACTACGGAGACTTTCCATCATACAGCGGTTCTAACGACACCCTAGACGGCAGAGTAATTTTCACTTATACTTTTTCATCGTCTGCTACCCCTCTAGTATTCATTAAGCCCTCAGACTATAGTCGATGGCATGGTATGTTGACACAAAGTAAGAGCGGTAGCACTTGGACGTATGACGTTATTGTCAGCGGTACTTCCACTAGTAGCGCTCCAGTTTTGTACTGTTTCGTTAACGCTGCTAATGTACCTGCTTCTTCGGATACACATGGAGCTGTTATATACAAAGCCGACGGCACAACTAAAACCTTTGACTCAAGACTTAACCCTTTAGCGGTTAGTGGTGGCGGGTCTATTTCACCCCCTACAGATCCTACAGATGGTAGTGGTTTACCTACTACTACATCGGGGCATCCTTGGAATTACAATTCTAATGACCACGATTTTAGAAGCACCACTAGGTACAACTCTTCAGCGATATCAGGTACTTATAGTAATTTAATGTTTTCAGCACCCTCTTTAGCTCAAGCAGTTTATAAGAGACAAGCAGAAGGGTATAAATGTTCTGATAAACCTTGGCCTGAGTCTGGATGTCAAGAGCACTGGTCAACAGCTATGTGGTGGGTAATGTACCGCAACACTTTCAGAATAAGAAGTGGGTACTTTGATGCTGGCTGGACTAGTTATGTTGCTGGATACGCATTTAGTTCTACTTATGAATCAGGTGGTTGGTTTGGAGGAGGCGGCGGCGGTTACTCTACTGGGAGTATGCCGTATACTGCTAAAACTATTAATCTAACAAGTAACGCATTTATGATTACGGATGCTACGAGGTACGGATAATGGCTGGAGAAATTGCATATATTAATAATGGAGAGGTATATAAGCAACATACCTTTTTCTCTGGCCCTCTAGTCGGAGATGATTTCAACTACATTTCTAATAGAACAGACGACCCTATTGCTCCATTTGCTCATATTAAGGGCGATAAGGAAAAGAGATATACATCTACTAGAGAATTTAGAGAATGGCTTTTAAATGAAAGCACAGGGACTTCTTTAGAAGGATATGACCTTTGCCCTGACGTAAATATGTGGTTAGGTGTTGGTAAGTTCACAGATGATACTCCTGAAATTGATTTATATTTCAAAGTAGATGATTCTACAATGTTGCAACAAGTTTCAGATTACTACGGTTTACCTTACCCTCTTGATGATGCTATCACTGATATGCTGGATAACAATTTAAGAACTCTCTCAATGTATCAGAATGGTTCTGAGTACCTAGCTTTAGGTGTTGTTAAGATAATAGATGGGGCTCCTTCTTTACTTAAGTTTCATTGTTATTATAAAGAGATAGGTGACTGGTTGGCTTTTGAAAAAGGTAGGGTTTTATGTAACAAAGAAGTAGTAGAGGAAGGGGGTAGATACGCCCTAATGTCTACTAAACCTATACATCATATGAGTATGTCAGGTGATAATATAGTAACTGAGTTTGTTGAGAATAAGACAGACCCTATTACTCAATGGGAAGCACGTAGAACTAACTTAGCCACTAATGAAACTAAAATAGAATATTACGAATCTTCTAACGCTTTGAGACTTGGTGTTGGTAATTTAGACACTGGTAGTAACTATGAGGAGTACGACAGGGCTCCAAACGTTAATATGTGGTTAGGCCGTAGTTGGATTGAGAATGAACAAGAAGAACTATACTTCTTAGTTGAAAGTAGAGAGATGCTAGATGAAGTAGCAACCTACTATGGGCTACCTGTACCCTATGATGATGAATTAAAAGCAGTACTGGATAATGATTTACAATCTATTCGTTTCAAGTCTTATGATTTGAATAACGAAGGTGAAGGTAATTTTGTTGCAGTAGTTGTAGCTGGGATTGTCTTTGAAGATGATACTGCTACTATGCTTAAGCTGTATGAAACTACAAGGTGGAATGAGTAATTACTTGCACACATATAATAACTATGATATATAATAAAGGCGTGCTAATAAGTAAACATAGGTACACATGACTGAGTCTCGTTTAGTATTTGATGATAAGGAACGGATTGGGGAGTGGGTAGCTAAAGAGGTAGAACAGCGCTCCACGTGGGGATCTTTCTACGCTATGGGCGCTGAAGTAGACGGTCAAATTACGAGCGGTGTTGTGTTCAACAACTTTAATGAATGTAATGCTACTTGTCATATCGCTGTCAGCAAACCCAATAAACTGTTTTTAGAACTGCTAGACCACGCTGCGTTGTACGCGTTTAAGTCTTGTGGGTTAAAACGGCTTACGGGGTTAGTCGAAGCTGACAACTCCAAAGCATTGAAATTAGATAAACATATCGGCTTCGAAGAAGAAGGCGTTATGAAAAAAGCAGGCTCCGAAGGACAAGACATGATTGTCCTGGTATTATGGCCTGAAAACTACCGCAGAGGAAGAAAGAATGGGTAAAAAAAGTTCACCGGCTCCGGATTATACGCCGCTAGCAAACGCTAGTAAGGAAGCAGCAGAGATTATGAGAGGTCTTGGGGAGAAGCAACTTGCTTTCTCTGAGAAAATGTACAACGAGAATTCACCATTGTTGAAAGACATCGCTACCAAACAGGGTGCTATGATGGACCAACAGATGGCACAAGGTAAAGACTACTACGATTACCTTAAGGATACATACCGACCTGTGGAAAAAGGTATCGTTGCCGACGCTTTAAGTTTTGATACCGATGCGTACCGTAACTCATTAGCTACTAAAGCCGCCGCTGATTCAGGCGTCGCATTCAACAGAACACGACAAGCCAATGAGAGAGCTATGGCCTCTATGGGGGTTAATCCAAACTCGGCTAGGTTCCAAGGAATTGGTTCTCAGGCTGCACTGATGCAGTCCGCTAACAGAGCAGGTGCTATGACAGGTGCAAGAGAACGCGCACAACAAACAGGCTACGCTAGAAAACTCGATGCTGCTGGGTTAGGTAGAAACCTTTCTGGTGCGTCAACTGCTGCATACGGAAGTGCTGCTAACGCTGGTAACTCAGCAGGAGCCAACTACCAATCTGCGGGGCTTAACCATCTAACTGGTATGGGGCAAGGTGCTAGTACTATAGGCCAAGGGCAGAGCATGAACATAACAGGGCTTAGCAATGTATTAAACAATCAAACCAAGTACGCTATTGAAGGCGGTGGAAATGCTGCTGGAGACTTCGGTGCTATAGCAGGTGGCTTAACTAAAATGTACACCGGCGGATTGTTCGGTTAAGGAGTTATATTATGGCAAGAAAAGGCGGACTAGCTAGGTTTATGGAAGGGTTCTCTACAGGTTACGATACTGTAGGGTCTATCGGTGAAGACATCGCAATGGCTAAAGTTAGAGATTGGGAAGAGGAAGAAACTACTAACGATAAAGGGGAAACAGTTTGGAACTACGGTGGTAAAGAGTACGCTAATAAACTAACGGACGAGCAAAAGTTTAGTGCCCAAGCTGAAGGTATCGGCGCTGCCAAAACTAGATGGGGTGACCCTGAAGACGCCTTGGACTTTAAGAAAAAGCAGGCTGACTACAACCACTCTAGGCTAATAGCTAAGAAAGCTCAACAGGCCTATGAGATGGATAAACCTTACAACGATGCTATAACAGCTTACAACCAAAAAGCAGGTAAAGAATATGGTGGCGAAGGAGCGTTTAAAGACGCCGGTGAAGCTGCTGATACGTTTATTAACATAAACAAACGCTTTGGTAGGGGGGAGGGTTTTACCTTCCAAGAAAACATGACCAAAGATGAGATGGCGGGCTTCACTAGAGACGCTAGCGTGTACGCTGCGGAACTTACAGGGATGTTATCCAACCCTAGTACTGGTATGGATGAACTTGTGAAGTGGTCTGATAAAGTAAACGGTGAAAACAAAGGGGTTACATACCAAACGGACGAGAAAACTGGGATGATATCGATGTACAATACCGTCGATGGCAAGGTATCGGGCCCTGCGTTTATCACCGGTACTGACATGAATGACCTTAAAGCTAACTTAACTACTTTTGCTACACCTGGCGGTATGACTACGCTAGTGGCTAATAAGAAACAAGACGAGAAAGACGCGCTAGACGCAGAGTACAAAACGTCCCAAATAGCAAAAAACTTTGCAACTGCGACTAAGCCGATACAGGACAAAGCCCGTGAAGCGTGGATGAGTACCCTTGGTAAGTTAATAACGAGTAGTGATTACATAACCCTTCACAAACAAGCGTCGGCACAAAACTCCCCTGAACTTTGGAAGCAGCTTGAAATCTTGCGAGATGATGCGTACAAGTCATTTGAGGCCATGATGGGGCAGTATGATAAAGGGCTAGGAAAAAAATCTTACACAGGTTTTTCAGGCAAAGAAGTAAAATAATAAGGAGCCTTATATGGCGTTGTATAGAGTTGAGGCACCTAACGGTAAAACTTATGAGGTTACTGCTCCTAGCGGAACCAAAATGGAAGACATATATGACTATGTCCAAGTTGAGTTTCTAGATAAAGAACAGAACACTACTACCGAGGCCGGGGGGCTAAGTTCAGAAGACCCTTATTCTTTAGACTACTACATGAAGAACAACGTTCCTATGGGGGAACGTGGGCGTCCGGCTGACTATGAGGGTGCTGATACTACTTACGCACCTACATCAGGTTTAACGGACACTAGCACTACGCCTACATCAGGTTTAACGGACACTAGCACTACACCTACATCAGGTTTGTCTTCCACAGTCGAATCAGCTGTAAAAGACCAGACTTCTATCATACCCGAAACAGATTATTCTTTTGATGATGGCACCCCTATGTTCCTGACTGATGGAGGTATGTCTACAACTTCGTGGGCAGAAGAAGTTAATAAAATCCAGAAACAAATAGATGCCGGTGAGACGGAAGACTATTTGGAGCGTCCACTAACAGACCGTTTGGAGTTTGCAAAGAGTCAGGTACCCGGAGAAGCAGACTTCTCTAAAGAGCCGCCAATGCTATCTAAAGCAGAAGCCATAGCTAAGAACTTTGCTAGTGGGTACGTCACTAACCAGTCGATGTTGGTTAAAGGCCAAGAGATTAATTTATTTGAACGTGACTACAACAAACTGCAGAGATTGTACGCTGCTCGCGCCAAGAGAGGGGAAAATAAAGGTTTAGGTAAACCGTTTACCGTAACCATCGGCGACAATGGGTTGGAAGATTTAGTGCGCGTTGAAGACATAGATAATAAGATTGCAGAACTAGAATCCAAAACTAGTAACCTAAACAGCTACTTTGACCTATCTAATAGGATTAAAGGGTGGGGGCCTGATACAACCCAGCTAGACCCTAGAACAGATACTTTTTGGCAAAAAGATGTACCTTCAGGGTTAGGCCAAGCTACTGGGTTTATAACCAACCAAGCAGCTATGGCTGCAGCAACACGAGGAAGAGGTGGTAAACCTGCTAACTTTGCAGGCATAGCTGCGCAGGGTTCTATGGTTAACAGGACAGCTAGTTTTGAAGACGCTCTAAATAGTGACGCTAGCCTAGAGGACGCGTTTGTCGCTGGTGACATAGGTGCACTCATAGGTACAACAGAGGCTATGCCTCTAGCTAGCATGTTGAACAGGATAGACAAGGGTACGGGAGGTAGCATTAGAGTTACCTTACGTAAAATGCTATCTGAGGGTACCGAAGAGGCCCTGCAGGAAACGTTCCAAACTATCATGAACAACTTGACAGCGTCTGACTTCGTTAAATATGACCCTGAGCGAAATATGTTCGTTGGCGTAGAAGAAGGAGCAGAAGTAGGGTTCACAGTTGGCTCCATACTGTCTGTAGTAACTTCTCTGTTCTCGGGCCGTAAGATGCGTAACTTATCTAATCAGATAAACGAAGATGTAGACAACAAAGACGTAACCGGAGAAATAGAAAAGGGCGTTGTTAACACGCTAGACCCTAACGTTGATGCTAGTACTGTAGACCCTAGTCAGCCTGCTATTGATACTAGCGCTGACGCGCACCTTAACCCAGTAGTAGTTGGTTCAGAAACTGAGGAGCAATCTGCTGCTTCTACGGACGAGAAGCGGTTTGAGCTTCGTAACAAACACGCTAAGACGTTCCCTAATGAAAAGGAATGGATTAAAGCCAACCGAGAAGTTGTGCATAACCAGCAGAAAAGCGACGCTAGTGACCCTACCACAGAAATTGGAAAGATGTTCCTTGCGTGGAAAAACGACCCTGATGTAGCTGTAACAGGCATGCACGACACCGACGAGAACGGAAACCCAACTGATGAAGCGTTTAAAGCATTCTTAAAAGATAATATAGTACCTCCTAAACAAGCAGAAGAGCACGCAGCTTATGTTGCAGCCCTAGACGCCCACGCTATTGAGCAAGAGGCTAACCCAACGCCAATAGTAGAAGTAACCACCGAAGAAACTGACGACCCTTATGGGTACAAATTCAGAGCACAACAAGAAGGAGTTACTGAGGCCGAGTGGATTGCTGCTAACCTGGAACGTATGAGTAAAGAGTCTGCTGAGACCCAAGAGAAGTACAAAGATGACATAGCTAAAAAGCAGCAAAGGCTTGCTGAACTCCAAGGTGAAACTGAAACTGAAACTGCAACTGAAACTGATGAAAACGTAGAAGCGTTTCCTAGTAACCCTTTTATAGGAACCAAGAAGAAAGTACGAAAGGCCTCTTGGGATAAAGCTGCTGAGGCTTTAGGGGAAGACTTCGAAGCAAACCACGATGGGCTAAGCCAACTTATACATAACGACAAACGTTATTCTTCTAAAGGTTTCGATAAAGCTCTAGCTGCTGTAGTTAAGGCTCAAGAAGAAGCTACCGCAGAAACAAAGGTAGAACCGTCAACTACGGAAGAAACAAACGAATTAACACCGACCACTGTGGAAACAGGGTTATCTACTACTGAGGAAACTGGGGTACCTACTACGGGTGAGGAGTCAAACGACTTAGTACAGCGAGCATTAAATACTGGCGCTATCAACTGGAACCCAACCGGTAGAAGTACTAATAGACCTAAGCTTGTAAAATGGTTTAGTAGCGTTCTACAAGACGGTACTTTAGATAACTTCGTAGATAAAAAGGGAGACTTCATGAATAGTGAAGTCGTTAAAGCGGCAGGACTAAAGAAATCGGACGACGTAACATACAACAAAAAGACTATCGCGAAAATACTAGCGGAAGCGTTCGGGTATAAAGACGCCGATAGCTTCGCTAAAGACTTCAGAGCGTACCTGTCTAAAAAGTACCCTTCCTCAGATAATAGTCTATCAGACCCAACTACTTCTGCAAGTAACATTGTTTCGTTAGAGGATGACGCGGACAGCGGGGTACTCAACCCACGTAAGTTGATTGAAGGTGAGGTAGACCAGTCAAAAACAGTAACCGCTGGGGGCTCTAAAGGGGAAATCTTTGCCCTTAGTAAAAATGAAGAGCAGTGGGTAGATGAAAAAGCTACAGCAGAAGAAACCGCTTCTGCTAAAAAACTAGAAGCGTACCGTAAAAGAGGCGACAAGTTAAAGCAAAACAATGCCTCTGCGGAAGAGTGGGCTTCGTTTAACCAAGAATTAAATGGTTTAGTGGTTCAGCACCCTGAACTTAAGCAAGTTGTTGTTAGCGAACTGAAACTATCTGCGAGGAGAGACGCTGTAATTAACAACAAAGCGGAGAAAAAAATAGCTAGTACTCTTTGGGGTGAACACCAAAACGAAGGGGGCGTTACATACGACAGTTTGTCAGACGGCGCTAAGTACGACTGGCACCTCTCTATAGACGAGTACGCGCAAACGAAGAACGAAACGCAGCTACAAAAAGATTTACAGGAAATAGCGAACACTACATACCCAACACTACTAGGAGAACCTAATGCTCAAACTAAACAGAAGCTTCCAACTAAAAGCGAAAAAGAGACTAAGAGACTCGGCAAAAGTTCTACAGGAAGCCAAGGAAGCAGGAGTACCGCTGTCGTCAATAATGGAAAGGACGCTCCAAAACCACGGGGCAAAAAGTACACTAAGAAGCAGAAAGCCGCAGTAGCTTATGCTGAGGAGCATATTGGTCGCAACTGGGAAACCGATAGAAAGCGACTTGTACCTCTTCTCAAGAAACGAGACCTTAAAGAATTCTACGACTTTGTGGATAAAGTAGCAGGGGTTGACGCTAAAAGTAACCCTGCTAAGTTGAAAGAGAAATTCGAAGCTAAAGAAGCAGCTGAGAAAGCAGCTCCGGTAAAGACATCTAAGAAAGCCAAACTAAACAAAACTGAAGCCCGTAAGTACGCTAGAAATGTACTAGGTAAGTATTGGAAGCGAGACAACCCGGACTTAGTTGAAATGGTTACGTCTAAGAAATTTGACCCGTTGGCATTCCAAAGAAGAATTAACGAAGTTCTGGACTCTAAGACCGGTGAGGGTAAACCTCAGTTTGCGTTCAGTGATGGATTACACCGTTCGAAGGATTCCCCACACAAGGTAACGCACAGGGACATTGAAGATTTCGTAGCGGAGTTAATGGGTAGGGATAAGGTGACCGCTAGAGACATGCGACGTATCCATATATTCCAATCCCACCAAGAGTTAAGTGACGCTATTGTAAACGACAATATACTTGGAGATACTGTAGCTAAAGAAGAGATTGAGTCGGTAACTAAGACTGGTTCTCCTATACATGGTAAGGGTGTAGCGTTCGTTAGGGGCGTTAGTGGTATAAAACACGCGTTCTTTATCCTAGATGAGATGGACATGATATCCGACAAAATGGGCGTAGCCGGTATATTCGCGCATGAAGTTGGTGTTCACATGGGTATGCAGAGTCTTATGGGGGGTAAAGCGACATCTAAAGTAGCGAACACTATTAGGAGTTGGGCATCCCGAAACGACGGTTCTGTCGAGCAAAAAGTCGCGCTAGAGGTGGAAGACCGAATAGCTTTCGTTCAAGAGATGCACGAAGCTCGAGGGGAAGCCCCTATGACCCAAGAGGAAATAGACAGCGAAACCGTTGCTTACGCCGTACAGTTCGGAATAGAAAACCACGGTATTAACCCTATTACAGCGAAGCCTGTGCCTAAAAACTCGTTGCGTGCGTTGATTAAAACGGCGTACGATACGCTGAAGAACTTCATGAATTCTATCGCTGGGGGTAATGCTAAGTCTCTTACTGTTGAAAACCTAATTGATGCTGCGTATGGTGCTGCTCGTTTAGAGATTAACAAAACGTACCATGTATCAACTACTGAAAAGATAGGAGATGTAGACCTTACTTACGCTGGGTCTGGGTTAGATGGAGCAGTAAATGGTTTCGGGTTTAACATAACAGACCGCTTCGGTTCAGCTGGGGTGTACGCAAAAGAGATTAGTAAAAGGAAGACCAAACCCGTTAAGCTAAGCAGTTTGCTTGACCTATCTAAAAAAACAGGAATTAAATCGGTAGCGCCTGATTTGAATACAAAGCTTAGTAAATTAATTAAGGAAGGTGCGTACCTGCTAGAAGGTAAGAAGTGGAAGCCTCTGAATTGGGGTGGGTTTGCATTTACTTACACCAAAGGTGGGCTAGATGGGAACACCGTTACTATAACTAATATTAAGTCAGGAGACTCAACGGATGTAACGTTAGAACTTCGAGATGAGAATGGCGCACGCATGTTTTCACCGGAAGAGATTGCTACGTTGGGAACTATGGTAGACCATCTCAGTGGTGCGCCTCAGGTTTACACCCACATGGTTGATGTTTTAGTAACTGACGAAGAGCTTATGTCTTTGGACGACCGTATAAGCGAACAGAAAATAGTTGTGGACTTTGTTAACTCCATGAGTAAAGAGCTACAAGCGCTAATAGCGTCTGAAAATGACGAAGGTGCTAGCCTGGAGGAAATGTCGGGTAGAGCCTTATACGAAACCTTGTTCCTTATCGAAGCAGGGCACACTAAAAAAGGCAATAAAGGGTACCAACTTATTAATGAGTTGGCGGACACCCATAAAGTAACCCACGACGACTTAAAGGTAGCTAACCAAATAGAAGGGGAGATGCGCCACTCGGCTAAAATCGCTGCGATAATGGATAAAGCCGGCATTAAAGGTACTAAGACTGTAGACCTGACTGAACCTGGTGGTTTTCCTAGTGAACTAGACGCGCTATCGGATAAGTCTTTGGGGGCGCTATTTAATAAGAAGGATAGAATTGCTAGGGGCGTAATTGCTGACGAAGAAGGAAGCTCTAGGGACTCTAAACTTCTTGAGGGTACTTATAACAAAGTAATATTCAACGAAGATAATATTATAACTTCGGGCATTATTAAGATGACGGACTCGGGCGGTAAGCTGCTTGACATCCCTCTATCTAAGAAGAAAGACTACGTTCGTTTCTCAGTTAAGAACGAGCGCAACCATAATGATAGACGTAACATACGCAAAATAATAAAATTCTCCCTTGGTAAAAATGCTGCATACCAATGGGACACCATGGCTTCACTCGCTAAGAAGTCCGCAGAGTCCGTAGATTTCTTAAGCAGTTTGATATATAAGCATCGGTCTGAACTACCTACAGCGGTAGACGTAGAAAAGGTACTCAGAGATAAAGACGTAATGCGTAACAAACTAGTTCGCTCTGTTGAGAGTATAGCAGTGCAAGCACGAGAAATGACGTTTGAGCGCCGTCAATTAGTTAACTCGTTCATCCAAAAGGCTACTGTGGAACAGATATGGCCGGACAACCCTAACATCAAGGGGCGTACCATTACCGTAGATAAGGACTTCCATAAAGAGTTTACTGAAGTTCTGTCTGAAGCTGAGCAAAAAGTAGTTATGGACGTGTTTAGGCACGGGCATGAGATGGCGACTATGCTTAAAGATTTGTCTATAGAACTAGGAATAGATAGTGAGTTCCTAGGGTTCACACAGATGGAAGGCCCGTACGCTCCGCTAATGCGTTTTGGTAAATATGTTGTGGAGTTTAAGTCGCAAGAAGTGCTAGATACTGAAGGGCAACTGAAAAAAGGTGGCTTACCGCCGTATAGGGAGAAGCTACTCAGCCAAAAACTGGAGAAACTAAAGACCAACGACAAGTACTATGAGTTAAGTTTCCATCAGACAGAAGGTGAAGCTACTAAGTACAAAGATGATAATGAGGGTAATTATGCGACGAGTACAGTAACTCCTAAAGCAGAAAGCGTAAGTGAAGGGCGAGTGCCGGACGTTAAAGTTTTAGAAAAAGTTTACGGTGCTATGAAGACGCTAGACCTAGACCCGGGGGCGAAAAAAGCTTTCGAGTCCATGTTGGAGGATATGTACCACTCTTCTTTAGAGGAGGCTAACGCGCGTCACTCGCAAACTAGGAGAAAAGGTTACGCTGGGTACAACGATAACATGCTGTTTAACTTCATAGAGCACGCTAAAGCGGAAGCTAACCTAGCCGCAACTCTAAAGTATGGTAAAGACATAAATGTAACGTTAGCGGAGATGACAGCCCAAGCTAAAGAAAGTAGCAACCCTAATGTGATGAAATTGCATAACGCTGTAGTGAAACACTACACTATAAGTTTATCCAAAGGAGAGACTAAGATTGCAGACGCAATACTTTCGTATAACGCGTTTAGTTTACTTACCTCATCCTTTGGTTACCACGTGCAGAACGCGACCCAAACGTTTGCAGTAGCGCACCCTATACTAGCCGGTGTCTTTGGCAACTGGAATAAAGTGCGTAGTAAGATAATGAACGGGTACCATATAGCAAGTGACATTGTAAGTTACGACGGAAAGGTGCCTTTTGTAGGAAGTAAAAAAGTAACATGGCAGACTAACATCGACATAGACGCAGCACCTTCTAGGTATAGACACGTGCTCGCTAGGATTCAAGATATGGGGCAGTTAGACGTTGGTGTAGAGGAAGACCTTTCTAGCCTTAAAGAGACAAGCACAGGCTTCAAGGCGTTTGACGCCACGTCGAGAGGAGCTTCTAAGGTAAGCCATAGAGCGTATCAAGTACCAAGGTTGGTAGAGTCGTACAACCGTGTGTCTACTGCTATTGCAGCTTTTGATTTAGCTACGGAGAACCCGGAAGCCATCAAACACATGGGGATGACCCCAGAAGAATTTGCGGTTAAAGTGGTTCAAGACGCCCAAGGTGACTTCTCTGCAACGGGAGCCCCTTACTTCTTCAAGTTGTTAGGTAAAAACCCTGTGGGTAAAGTAGCACTTCAGTTCCGTAAGTTCTCAGTAATGATGATGTGGGCGTACGCTAGAGCAACATTCCAGGCGTTTAAAGGAGCCACTAAACAAGAGAAAATCATAGGTGCTAGAACTGTAGCGTTCCTCCTAATGCACACTTCTGTATTTTCGGGTATTAGAGGACTACCAGCAATTGCTAAGTTTACTGCTATATACTTGCTACTAGCAAGTATGTTTGGCGAGGACGATGAAGAGCCTAAGAACACCAAAGGTTACATTGAGCGTATGGTGGATGAAAACGTTAACAATAAAACTGTAGCCACTATGATAAACCGAGGAGTTCTTAGTGCCCTTGGTATAGATGCCTCTATAAAGTTAAGCCACGCTGGAATATTTGATTTGGTTCCTTTCGGAGACTTCGACCTTTCGCTTGATGGTTTGATGGAGTACATCTATGGAGCCTTCGGGCCGACAGGGGGGCAAGCCGCTAACGTTGTTAGAGGTTTTGAGTTCGCGAAAGAAGATAACTACTATAGAGCTTTGGAGAGTGTTTCTCCTAAAGGGGTAAAATCAGTCATGGAGTCATACCGACTTGGCACTGAAGGTTACACTGATAAGGCGGGAACCGTCGTGTCTAAACCTAAGAACTTCGATGTACTACCTCTTATAGCAAACGCTTTAGGTATTCCGGTAAGTCAAGTTTCTAACTTGAAGTGGACTAGAGGGGAGCAGTATGAAATTAAGGAGTACTTTACTAGACGTCAGCAGGAAATAACAAGTGAACATAAGCGCGCAAGCAAAGCAAAAGACCAAGAAGCAAGACGTAACGCCGAGCGTGCTTGGTATAGGTTACAAGACGCCAAGGATAACACGCGCCCATTCTTCAACAACACGCCTAGTTCTCTAAAGCGTACCCCTATAACAGTTCTACTTAAAGCAGGAGACAGAGATTGGAAGAAGCAACAGAAGCTCGAAAGTGAATTAGGCACTAGGTAAAAGTCCACAGTGGACTTATTCATCGCTCGCCTTGGTAAGGCTTTAAATTACCACTAAAGGCTCGGTTTCTCTCTTTTTCCGAGCCTTTTCTTTTGTGGAGAATAAGGAGCCCGTATCGTGGGCGAGTCGGTTGGGTCATAGCTCATGGAAACGTCCCATGAATAAAAGGACTAGGTAGTACTACCTCAACTGCAGGTGTTTTTGTACGGCACACCGCCTGCTGGCACCTTTGCGGGGAAAACATAACGTATAAAAACCCCGCATGGGAATTACTCTACATCTAACAGTGTTTCAGTAGCAACACCTTCGTCGGTTTCAACCAAGTTAAGTGGGGCGTTATCACCGAACAACTTACCATAGTTAAACTCATAACATCTTGTCTGTCCACTTGGAACCGTAGTCCCCGAACCGATGTAACACTTAGCGGCAGGCTTACCATCAGCATGATATATTAAGTAACCGCCTCGGTCTAGTTCTTCTTTCATTGCTGCCGGTGCTACTCCATGCTCTTTACACCAATCGCCAACTGCCTTAGACATTATGTACACCTTCTTATCCTCGGTACAAACTCTACCAACAGCAGGTGCTCTCAAGTGTTCCAAAGGCATTTCTTTCTTCTTAGCTCTAGCGTCACCGAAGCGAAGCGTAATGATGAGTCGTCCCGGCAGAGTCGAGATGAACGACGCTACGTGTTCACTGATGTCCGTGTTACTTTCCTTACGGCTCTCACGCATCTGAACGATTTGGTCAAGCGCCCACTTCTTCATACCCGCCATGTCGAAGGCTACTAAGCCTAACTTCTGAGCAATCTTACCTGCTACTACTGCAGTTACAATAGTGTCACGGTAGAAACGTTCTTTGTTGTCTTCGTTGGATTGTGGGTTAAACTTACTACGCGCGGCTGTTATTTGCCTACGCACCCAATCGTGGTTCTTGATAATGAACCTAATGAACGGTCGACACGCTTCACCATACACATTGTCCATGTGGTCTTCGACGAACGACTGCGTGATGTCGGGGAACACAGTGCTTCTAAAATCCTCCGGCAGTTGCACTTCGAAGAAGCGTAGTTGGGTCGCCTCAACTCTATAACCCGCTGGTAACTTACTTATGTTCTCGTGCAGCGAGTCGTTCGACGTTATGAAACTATTCTTGAACCACTGACCGCCGACGGTATTAAACTTACCGTTGGAACCAAGTCGCTCTTTGTCTCGCCCGTTAGCTAGAGCGTAACCCGTTCTAGTCAGCTCGTCGGGTGCTCTACCCGAGAACTCATCTAGTAGCATAGGGACTGAGCCCATAATAGCGATACGCTTAATAACGGCGTTTAGTGTGGAACCTTGTTCGCCCGTTTGGCGCTCCATGTGAGATGGGTTTCCATAAAATCCACAAGCAATCTTAGCCGCAGTAGATTTACCCGTACCACCATAGCCAGTGAATGCGAGCGGTAGACCGTGCCAGTTCGAGGAACCCATAAGTTCAACAAGTACAGAACCCATTGAATGGCATAAAGCGAACTGAAACGGTTCCGCTCCAGGTCTATTGTATAAAGTGTCGATGTTGGCAGTCCACTGCTCTAAGGTTCCCGAAGTTCCGAAGTTAACAACTACGTCTCCTGGCATATCCTCGTCACACAGTACTTCTTCCTCACCGTCTAACTTAATCATGTTGGTTCCTATTACGAACCCTTTACGGTCTTCCGTCCAACCAAACTGCTTGTATGTTTTAGTTTCCATACGCCACGCTTGGAGTGTTTCGATGAGACCTTCTGCAAATTCAGCCATGTCGTTCCTCGATTTGTTTGTCCTCATTAAGAATACTTCGTGCGATGCTAGGGTCTTCGCCATCATGTCAGTCGATGCTAACTCTGATGTAGGCATAAAGAACTCACGCCACTTGCCGTTCTTTTCTTTTGCTCGCCAATGAATTACCCAAGTGCCCTCGGAGTCTTGTATTCGGTTGATAGGATATATGAAAGACCTACAGAACGGTCTCCAGTGGACAACACCGTCGTCATCTTTGATCGACCTAGACAACGCCTTACCGTTCCAACGGTAGCCACTCATCGGCCAATACGGAATTTTCTGCCCTTCTATTACCGGTATTGTCGCAGGCTGTTCGTCGTCCGTTTCCGTTTCGTCCTTAGAGGACTCAGCGGTTTCTGAGTTGCCAAGTTGGATTGAGAACTTACACTTCTCAGACATGGCGCATTCTTTCATACACTCAATGTGCTTATCCATCTCAACACACGATGTCGGCCCGAACTCCCACTCATCGATTTTCGCTTGAGTTTCTTCAAAGGTATAACCCTTGTACCCTTTACTCCAATCATGAATTATCTCAGCACCGTTTTCGCAGTGTTTAACTACACCGATGGCTCTGTGCCAATGAGGCTCGGGTATGTCACCGCCCTTATCTCTGAACTCGCGGATAGCACTACAGTGTTCTGCAATTATGTTTGCGTCTGCTGTCGGGTAATCTCCTAACGCCGCTGCGAACGGGTTAGCCCCTTTGCACTTACTGTAGTTGTTAGTAGGCGCAGGCTGTACGTCATGTTCTTTTATGTACGCTTGGAGTCTATCTCGCACTGTTTCAGTCGGGTATTGCTTACCTAATTTAACTAGCCTAACCTCAACGGGTGGGTTAGTCTTGCGGTTGTGAGTACCTACCGGTCGTAGTATACGAGCACTATCCATGTCCACAGCACGGTCTGCCTTCAACCCCATATGGGTCGTGACATCACGTTTAAGTGCTGACAGTTCGTTCCAAGTATCTTGGTCGACGTCCTCATCTAAAGAGAAGTAGCAGTGGTAACCACCACCCGACGAAGTAATCGTTGGAGTTAGCTTCAGTACTGTTGCTAATCTTATGATGTCCGCTAGGGCATCTTCTTTCGTTGCGTACTTCTTTTTGTCGTTCCCGCCGACGTCGAAGTCATCATACAACGAGCGGCACGCTACTACGTTCTCTTGAGTTCGTATGCGCCTTTTCTTTTTCCGCTCATCTTCGTACCAATCACCAAATGAGTTAACCGCGAAGTAAACTGTTTCCCCGTTGTCGTCGAAGAACTCAGCTGCTGCCGCTGCGTCTTTGGCGCTGTCGTACTTTTTGTACTTGAACCAAATATTGCCTCTACCCGTTGGGGTTGCTAGGGCTATTATCTTTGCCCCCTTGTCCGGCACTACTAGTTCTAAAAATTGTTGAATCCCCATGTTCTACCTATTTTTGTAAAAGTCCATAGCGGACTTTTCGTAAAGCATAAAAAACCGGGGCGAACCCCGGCTCCTATATTGACGAGATTAGTCGTCGAAGTCTAGTCCGTCTAGCGCTTCTGCTACGTCGTCCGTTTCAACCGGAACCTTAACGTCTTTGATTGCAACCTTCTCTTGTTTCTTGAACTCAAAAGTTGGTTCGAAGTCGTCGCCGCCTTCGCCTTCAACGTACTCAACTAAGTCTACAACTTGTACCGCTTGTAGTTCTAGTGAAGTGTTCTGTTTGCCATCGCGACTCCATGTGTGAGCTGAACACTGAATGTTACACACAGAACCATTACCGATAAGGTCAGTGAACTTGTTGCCATACTCATCTACAACCACTACTGGGTTCTTAGGCTTACCGCCTACACCGAACGTTGATGACTTCTTAAGTTTCACTTGGCGTAGACCGTCTTCCAACACTAGGTCGTGTTCTTGGTTACGCTTGAACTTAGGGAACAAACCCGTCTCCTTGTACTTATCTGCTTGTGCGTCATCTAGTACAGCTTGGATAGTCCAGTTACTAACACCTTCACCTTGGTATGGCGGCTCCGGGTTATCTTGTTGTAGTTTAGCCCACATTACTTTTACGTTATTAAACGCATATTTAGCTACTTCAGCCATTTTACTTCTCCTTTATTTTAATATTAATCGTCAAAATCTAAGTTGTCTAACGCGTCTTCTATGTCATCATAGTCTTCCACACTAGCCGCTTTAGGTTCCGGCGCTTTCGCTTTAACTTCCGGTTTCGGTTCAACCTTTTTAGGTTCAGCTTTCACCGGCGCTTTTTCAGCCTTTACTTCTTTCTTGGGGGTTATCGCAAAACCCCCAACGTTATCAATCGGAGCGTCCACCGTGCCGGTAATTCGGTCGATAGTTGAACGCTCTGTCTTAATTAGTTCGTCAATACCTTTCAGTTCTTCTTCCTCGATGAAACGTACTGCTTTAAACGTCAATGACGGGAAATCCCCTTGGGAGTTAAACCCTAATTGAGTTACCACGTACTTCGGGTCTACCCCTCTCTTGGCTAACTGCGCACCATACTGCCCTAGGGTCTTGAGTGCGTACGACGTTACCTTAAGTAACATGATGTCGTCGACGCTGTCGATGTTAGCAACACACAACCTCATTGAGTCCGAACACGCCTTACCCTTACCACCCTTGTCGGTGATACGAGAGCCCCACTGGTTATTAGGACATATAGAACACTTCTTAGATTGAGGTGAGTCTGCATGTTCCGCAGGTGTTGTACCGTTGTTCGAATAGCAAGTTGGTTTAACAAACCCACCGTCCTCAAAACCGTCAGCATAGTAGACCTTAGATTTATTCGGGTTAGCTTCCAAGATGACAACATCTAATGTATCCACTCCGATTTCCTCTCGCATGCCTCCGTGTTCCATATAGAACGAGTGCAGTTTAGTTGTAAGTCGTTTGAACCCTTCAGCACTACCTGCCGCTGCGAACGGGTTAGTACCACTGAAGGTGTCTTTTAGGTGTGCAGGCAATTCTGCGTCTAAGTTAATCATGTCCATACTACTTCCTTCTAAAGTTAACCACTTGGGTTTCGTTCCAATTCACACCAGGGGGTAAGTCTTCGTTTTCTTCTTTGTACTGAAGAACCGCTGTCTTATTAACTCTGCGCTCTAACATTTCCCACGCTTCATCCGCCTTGATGTGCTCAAGTAAAGAGTCCCAATCAGCAACTGTTGCCGATACTCTTGTGGAACGATACGCCGTACCAAACTCTTTGGAAGATACGTTATCAATACCACGTTCGTTGAAACGCTTTAGGAACTCCACCTCAATATTGTTCTGCTTCTCTTTGTCTCCTGCGTCGTCCGCATTGTAGTCCGCTTTTCTACGGGCTCTACGGTCACGCAGTGCGATGAATAGTTTCAATAAAGAACCATCATCCATATCACTCGCTTTCGCCATCACCACTCTCCTTTTTGTTTACTAACCAATTGTTAATGTCAGCCTCGTCCCAACGAAGAACCTTTTGAGAGACTCTTATAGGTTGAGGGAAACTAACTTCTCGCCTACGAAGTGCTGGTAAAGCACCCTTCGTAATTCCTAATTTTTCCGAAACTTCTTCCGGTCTAAGTAAGTTCATATAAGTTCAAATCCTTCCGTATGTGTTCAAGAGAGTACAAGAATACCCTAAACATTTTGCCGTGTCAAGCAATATGTTCGTCTCTATGTGCTTTTATTTCTTCAAGCAGTGCGCCCTGCATCTTCTGCTTGTTCTTAAGTCTTTTGTACATACGTTGTTCGACTTTTGTACCCTCGAGCATGATGATAAAGTTGTTCATTTTCTGCCCCGGTCTGTTAATACGACCGTTCGCTTGTTCGAATACTTCATTAGATGTAACACATGAGTACCAAACTATCGTACTCGCCGCTGTTAGGGTCAGTCCGTGAGACATCGCCGCGGGTTGTGCCACGATTACTTTTAAGTCTTTCCCTTTTTGGAACTCACCGAATATACGGTCACGCTCGTTCTTGTTAACTCCACCGTGAATTGTTTCTACTGTGAAGTGCTTGGCTAACTCCTCTGACACCATCTTAACCGACGATACGTAAGGTACGAACACAATCACTTTACCTTCCGCCGCGCTGATAATGTCCTTGGTCTCTTTTATGCGAGGGTTCGACGGTATCGTTACTTCACTACCATCGTCAGCATAGACGACACCACATGCAATTTGGATTAACTTCGCCATCTTCACAGCCTCGTTAACTGCGGTGATGTCACCACTGTCCGCTTGAGTCCTTAGCTTGTTAAGCATCTCACTGTACGCCTTAGTCTGCTCTTTAGTTAACGCTACCTGTCGTGTTTCATACATTAAAGGGGGTAAGTCTACACACTCATCTCTAGTAAACCTAACGGACGGTTGCATAACGTCTTTTACTATGTCCAATGCGTCCTTCTTAGGTTGCCATATAAACTGAGTTATCTGACGCATCACTTGCATCTTAAACCTATTGAAGTAAGGTGGAACCTTCTCGGGAACCAACAATCTACACTGCGCCCAAGCATCTGTAGGAGCGTTAGGAGTAGGCGTTCCGGTCATACCCCAACACCACCTCTTGTTCTTGTGCTTGTTTACTACTGTATTTATTACCTTCCACTTATCAGTACCGGCGTTACGAGCGCACTGTGCAATCTCGTCGACGATGACCAGATCGATATCTTGTCTGGCGCGTAACGCTTCTTCTACGATAGCAACACCATCATGGTTGATGATATACACGTCCACGTCCTGCGCTAATAGCTTCATTCGTTTCGCTCTAGTACCATGTACTACTGCACATGTTAGGTGTGTGAAGTGGTTGAATATCTCGTCTGCCCAAGTTCTTTCCAACGTGGATAGTGGGGCAATAACTAAAACCTTGTTCAGCTTACCTACACTTCTAAGGTAGTCGTACGCCCATAGCGACGCTAGTGACTTACCCGTACCCAACTCACTTAAGTTGAACGCTCTCTTATACATTGACAAGAAAGCCGCGGCTTCTAGTTGAGCCTTAAAAGGCTTGAACCTTCCCGGCCACTCGTAGTGGTGTCTTATCGGTGCAGGGGCATCAAACCCCAAGTTCCTTAGTACCTTGGTTTCCTCAACCTTATGGGGTACTGCCACTAGGGTTTCCCCTTTTACTTTTATCGCCTTAGCTGACGATATGACGTTTAGTATTCTGTCGGGTTCTCTAGTCCGTAGTACTAACGCCTTCTTCTTTTTCCAAACTAGCATTCTCAATCCCCTCGATTAACTTATCTAAATAGTGTTGCGCCTTATGTAGGTCTACAATACCGTTCTTTTCTTTGTAGCGACACACGTACTTAATAACGTTGCCCTCTAAGTAACCAAGGTTGTTTGCGACTATGAAGTCCCAAGGCTGAATGTCAGTCTGGTAGTGTTTACCGCTGATTTGCCTATCGTTTGCTGCCATTTACTTTCTCCCTTTTTTATACATCTCCGGGTTCTTCTTTCTCCACCCTCTATTTGTTTTCTGACTAACCACTCGTGTGTTTGAGTCTTTACCACTACCGCCTTTCGCTAGAGGCTTTTTGTGGTCAACGTCTTTGCCGTCTCCCTTTTTAACTGTACCTTTTGCTAGTGCGTGTCGTCTCGCTTTGTTCTGCAGTACACGTTTCTTCTGCACCGACGGTTTCTTGTTGTACGCCGCTTTGGTTTTAAGCGACTTAGCTGATGTCTTTGGCATTGATGGCCTCCTTAACTTGTTCTACGTCGTCAACTACAATAGCCATACCGCCTGCCTTGTTGATACCGGCAATCTCTCGGTCTTGGTTTGGAGTTGTGTTCTTTAACTTACCCGGTGCTTTAGTTTCAAAAGCCATGAAACGACCTTTGTAACATATTAGTATGTCCGGACAACCCGAACGTCCCATACCGTTTGAAACCGGCATATAGTACCAAGCGCCTATAGATACTAAATACTCTTTTACTTTCTTTTTGACTTTACCTTCCGGTGTCATACCCATAGCTTATACCCCACAAAATTCACAAAGTTTATTTCCTACCGGACACCAGTTGCGACATAACCCCGAAGGTTTAGCTTGCCACTTATCTGTAGCAAACGCCGTACCTAGTCGCTCTGTCCTTGGTAAAAACTCTGCCCATATGTCTGTGATGTCGTCACGAGTGTAGGTCTCCTTGTCAAACTTACCGACCTTAAGCCAAATGAAACCACACACTATCTTGTCTACCCAAGGGTAATGTATGAACGCTAGTGCGGCGAATAGTTTTAACTGGTCTGAGTCCGGCTTGTGTTTGCCCGTTTTCCAATCTAATAGGTACGCTGTCTCTGAACCAACGACACCGATGTCGACGATACCTCTACACCATACGTCCTTCGCCATCCACTTAGTAGGACGGAAGTTACTATTAATAGCCATCTGCTTCTCAACGATGCGCTTGCCTTCATATGTAAATATCTTATCTACGTACTTGGCGTACTTCTTTAGGTCGTCGGGTAGTTGCGCCTTTTTATTGGCGTAGTCCTCAAGGTGCTTGTGCACTTTGTTACCCCAAATAGAGGCTTCGTGTTGTTTCTCAGTAGCCTCTCGCGTTACTCTTGTCAGTTGGTATCTGCGCGGGCAAGTCTCAAACGCTGTTAACGCTGAGTAACTCCACGGTTTAGTTAAAGTCGATTTCATCTAGTTCCTCACCCTTGTTTTTGTACACTTCGATACGCTTACGTAAATAGTACTCGTAAGCATCATCGTAGTTCGCTCCGCCTAGTGCGGCTCTTTCAGCATATTCTGCGGCTTGTTCTTCGCATATCTCTAAGTAGTCCATAGTTCCTCAAAAGTTTAGTTGGTTACTCCCCCAAGTCTCTAAAAGAGTGTACCCTAACATTATGATTGTAGGGTACTAATTTACATTTATTTAGCGTCGCCGTATGTGTCAGCGATGTCGCCTTCGCTCCACGTAAGGAGTTCCGGCCACCATGTTGGAGGTGTTCGCATTATGCGCTGTACGGTGTCTAGTGTCTCTTGTGCCTTGTCTTCCGGTACGACGTAAACCAACTCATCGTGTACTGTTAGCGCAGGTATTAACCCCGTCTCTCGTTGCATATCTAATGCGTTGTCGGCGATTACATGTCGGGCTAGATGTTGCACGATGTTCTCCACAATCTTACCTGCATAAATCCTTGCCTTGTTACGACCGTCACCGTAGATGAACTCACTTCTACCCGTCTCCTCGTTTACTTCTGTTCGAAGGTTAGGATATCTGATTACACCTTTAGGGGTTTGAAGTCCTTCCGGTGTTGGGTACACCATGCCCCAAGGGTCTACTGCTCCGCCCTCTGCTCCTCGCATAATAGTAGGTAGTACATTATGACACCTACGCCACGCTCTAGTGATGTCTGAGTAACTCATTCTCCACGTATCTACAATCTCTTTAGACTCCTCTAAGTTGATATCTACACCACCCATAGTCTTCGCTACTGTTTGGAACGTAATATGCCCTGCTCCAAAACCTAGTCCGAGGTGGGCGACCTTACCTACTTGACGTTGTTCTTTCGTCACTTCGTCGGGGTTGACCTCGTACAACTTACTAGCGAAGTCCTTGTACAAGTCTGCGTTCTCAACGTCTTCTTGGAACAGCTCCATGCTTGATGGAACTTGCCATAGGAAGTGGTTAACCCTCAACTCAATACCCGATAAGTCAGCAACAACTACCTTGTAGCCTGGTGGAGCTCTAAGCGATTTACGTAGTGCATCTGATAATTTAGGTTTGTATGGGTTGATACGTGGAAGGTTCTGCGGGTTGTAACCCCAGCCACTCCAACGCCCAGTTGTGTCCGCTCCGTAGTACTTCAAAGGGATAGGAACCTTGTGCTGTGGGTGCGCCTCTGCGGCGGTTAGAAACGCTTGTATTCGCGTCTGAAGTATCGTACTCTTAGCGTCAAGCCTCGCGTTGGCAGCGACGGCTACTAACGGGTTCTCATGCTCTTGCATTGCGATGAACGCTTCATCTGTTTTCGCTAGGGCAGGTATCTCTTTTTCAGTCCTTGGAGATATCTTCGTAGGTACTTCTACCCCTAACGACTCTAGGAACTTACCGAACTTCGGCGCCGACGAAAGTAGTTTTAGTACTTGCTCGACGGCTTCATCTTCCTCTGCTTCTAATGCGGACTCGTCAAACGTACCATGGGGTAATCGGAACCCAGCGGTGTACACGCCCATCTGTTTCGATGCTTCTAGTAGTGCGGTACGTTTTCTCTCAACTTCTTCTACCAAGGTGTTATTCAGTAAATCGTCGTCGCAATCAAACTGAGGCTCAATGAGCATACGTATCGTCATGTCTATCAGTAGTATCTCGGGCTTCTTAGTCTGCGGTATGAGTTGTCGCAACAGTCCGTAGCATTGGTCAACGTCCTCTTTGTTGTACACGCCCATGTCTTTAATCTCTTGCTCAGTAAAGTCACATAGGTGTCTACCCTTGGTCTGCAACAATGCGAAGTTGTCTTTCTTGCCTAAGCGGTAGTGCTGAACCAACTTGGCTAACGACAGTCCTACATCTTTAGCGTGGATAGGTCGAGCCATCGCCAAGGTACAACCCCATAGTTTTGGGTTAATGTCTAAACGCCACGATAAAATCATAGAGTCGAACCCCGATAGGTTGTGCCCTACTACCCAATACTGTGACCAATCTACTTTCGCGCAGTATTCCTTTACGTTTTCCTCACCGAAAATTACTTCGGTTTCCTCATCGTTGAACTTAAACGCACAACTAATGATTTCGGTGTCGGGGTGCATACAGTATGCGATAGGTGACATCTTGGTTAGGGAGTGGCCAACGTCCCAAAAGGTCTCTAGGTCTACTGTACAAATATTCATTCGTTCTCCTTGTACGGTTTAATCCTATACTCCTCGTCTTCGAACCACAAAGGTGTTGAGTCGCAGTCTACCCACTTGGCGTACTTCTTATCACAGCACAGTTTGTGTTTCTTCTGTACAGTGTAACCTTCAGCCCAAGCGTGAATTACTTCTGCGTGTTT